GTTTAGCTTCCGTTGATTCGTCCTTGCCGTCGTTCTGTGCGATGGCATCAGCCTCCGTGTAAACGACGACCTCGATACTGCCGACAACGTAACCCGCCGCCTTGTACGCCTGAATATCGCAAACAGGCACATCACGATTAACGACCCTTGACGGGTCGCTGATAGATGGGCCGTACATTGCGATTGTTTGAACTTGCTTACTATCCATAATCTTAAACAGTGGCCGAGCGTGTGAAGTTGCCGACAGCTATAACGCTAACATGTGTACCCGTTGTCACTGACCAAGCACCGCTAACCGAGTACATGCCAAGCTCAACCACAATAGGGGCAATGGTTGCAGTGCCCGCTACCATTATCGGGATCGACGTCGAACCGTCGAGGATCGTCACAAGCCCCGGCGATGTAGTAGCAGGGCGAATGATGATTCGCTCAAGATAGTCGCCCTGTGCCCCGTTCAACCCTAGAACCTGACCTGTTTGCGATGCCGCGACTGTCTCGTAATTGGGAACTGACATAATGTTTTGAGGCGGGCTTTCACCGCCTCCGCTTTTCTATGCGGATAAGTTGCTTAGAATCAACAACTTATCATCCAAAAAGTACGGCAACATGTTCCTGCTTGATGCACTTGACGCCCCAAGCAAGCCGGACGTGGAACGTGGTCTGTCCGAAGCCCGGATACTCGGCGATCTCGTAAGTGATGCCCGAAACTTCGTCATACACCATTTCTTTGCTGATCGCCATATCGTCCCCCATAGCCGGGGCACGAGTGATAAGCTGAATGGCTGACGGGTCGAACGCCATATTAGCTTTATAGGCCGCAGCAATGGTGAGAGCCGACGTGTTCGAGGTCTGAGCGATACGAAGGCCGGGGTTGTTCAAGACGATAGTACCACCGCCCGACACGTCAGAGTCGCCCGTGCGGACGCCGTACCAAATGCCGTTGTTCTGATCGGCGATGTTGAGAAAATCGCCTTCAACGATAGAGCCTGAACCTGCCGATGCAAGCGCAAGCGAGGTCGAACCAACGGCGTAATCGGTCGAGGTCAGCGTTGGTGAGCCGCTAAGTGTGCCGATGGTATGCGAGGCAACAAAGCCAGACTGGAACAGGTTGAACCCGAACGCCTTAGCCATTGCACCCTCACGAAGCATTTCCTCAGTGCCCGCCTCGTTGACCTTGAAGAAGTTCGATTGCTTACCGCGAAGGTTAGCCCACGCAGCATTGTTAAGCACGAGAGCCAACCTGTCGGGCGGGCATCCGTTATCATCAAGTATCTGCCTGACGTTGGCAAAGTCGGTGACAGTGCCTGCGGTATTGAACGGCGTAGTGCCTGCCGTGCCTACCGCACGTGATGCGTACTTATAGGTTGCGGCAATGTCAGTCTCAACAAGATTGTCGAGCCGACGAAATGCCTGCTGGAAACGCTGACTGATGAAGTCCTCGTAGTTGCCCGAATTGCGAAGGCCACGAACTTCCTCGCCGTTGAAACGGACGGGAATGTGCTTCGATGCCGAGATGGTCATATCGACATACGATCCCGTAACGTCGCCGGTATCGGGCGGAGTAACCGCGGGCGTGTTCGATGCTTCCGATGTGACGGCATCAGCAATAGAGATGCGAATCGTCTCGTCAAGTGCCGCCGCCTCTGCCGATGAATTTTTTTCAACCGCGTTTACGAATCCGAGTCGTTCGCGGGACACCTTATTGCGTGCCTGATAGATGGTCTGAATAAGACCTGTCAAAGTATTAGCCATTTATTTATCTCCTGAAAGTTTTGTCAATTTACAGCGGGCGTTCCGCCGCTCTTAATAAATGCCGCCTGCTCTTGTGGTGATAGTGCCTTCCACTGAGCGTAGGGCATCGCTTTGGCGGTATCGCCGCCACCTGTGCCACTTCCAGAAGCCCCACTTCCGGGTGTTAGATCGTTTGCAAAGAAGAAAGGTGATGACTCCTTTACCGTTGCGATGATCTGTTCAAATTCAGCCGCATCCCCAATGCCGCCGACCTTCTTTAACTGAAATCCGCTCTCGGTCGCCGCAAGTTCTATCTGCGGGTCGAGTTCCCCCAAAAGGTATTTAACGCGGTCGGGCAACACGCCCTTCTCTGTCAGCACGTTTGCCAACTTCTCGCGTTTCAAATTGCTCAAGATCGCGTTACGTTCAGCGTTCGCCTTCTCGATCTCGGCCTGATGCCGTGCTGTCAACTGTTCGCGTAGCTTCTCGAACTCGCCCGCCGCCTTTAGCTTTTCATCCTGAGCGGCCTGTGCTGCCTCGATGGCCTTACGTGCGGCTTCGGGGTCGAGCCCTTCGTAGGCTTTCATCTGTGATTTAGCCTTTGCGAGTTCGGCAAGCAGTTCATCACGCTTGCTTTTAAGCCCGGTCACATCCTCATAATCGGCGTCTAGTTTGTATCCGTCGCCGTCAGGGATGTATTCAGTTTTCAAAATGTCGTTAAGTGCGTCGAAATCAGCCTTGCTAATCCGTGTCTTGAGTCCCATATTTTGTGGCCTTGCCCTTTGTGCCGACCTGATCGGCGGTGAGTGTTAAAATAGAAAAAGCCACCGAACGCTTTTACACGTTGGCGGCTGTGAGCCTTGCGGCTGTGAACCTGATATTTAGTGTGGCATTTTAGCCACTTGTGGGAATTTTACCACAACATCTTGCGGTTTGCAAGGATTATTTTAATAGTGCTGATTCGTGCTTGGCGACGATCTTCGGCAAACCGTCAACAATCTTGGGACTGCCTACTCGGATATACGGCATTGCAACCCGTTTACCGTGATTGATGCTTAAACACCACATCGTATATGCCTGCCAAAGAAGTGCTGTGAATCCCTCACGAACCAATTCAGCGGTGTAAAATCTGTCGGATGGCTCCTCCACCAGCGTGTACCCAATACTTGTGAGGCGGGCAACGATAGCATCAGCCTCAACGGTTTCAATCCCTAGCAACGCCAAATCTTCATTGGTGACAATATCATCTTGTTCCATGCCCTCTATTTTACCACAGTCCTTAACAATTCTCGCACCAATTCAGGATATTCAGGCACGAGTAGCCGCAACTGTGCCTTGTCTAATCGCTCACGCTTTGCCTCCGCCGTTTCGTTGCGGTTCTTAGCCTTTACCACGCGGATCATACGAGGCGATTGATGCTCAAATGATATTCTGCCTATTTTTATCTCTTTCATTTGCCTTTGTTCTTAACCGCGTCCGTCCTTACCGTTACGCCGTTGCCGTCCTTCGTCACGCTTACGATCACCTGTTGTCCGCGATAGTTAAAAGGCCAGTCCGACCGCCCGTGAATCTTGGCTTTTGGCGTAGCGATCTCTATACATCGCTGACGTTCCGCGTCGTATTTAGTCGATTGTTTCGCCATTTATCTCATCCTCAAATTCAATAGTACACAGACAGAAGTCTCCGCACTCACGAGTCCCCAATTCGCCCATTTCACTTACCGGCATCCATCCGTCAGCCTCATCATCGGCACACTCGCCGCAACCCTCTTTCGAGTGCGTAATAAGTCGGCATAGCATCTCTTTGTCAGATTCTTTGCGTTCCCCGAAGCGTCCGTTAGCGTATGTTGGGTAGATCGCTGAGATATAACTACCCGCCCTTGCCGCGATACCGCTTAGTACCGCACCGCCCGCTACCGATGCAACGAACCTACTTAAATACTGCTTTTGCCAGTCCACCTTGCGACGCACCTTGTCAAGATCATTGCGTCCCGATACTACTTCCGCGATCACGTGAGCGGACGTTAATAAGTCGGTCATTGCGGCGGCGAACTGTGCCGGGCTTATCTCGCCTGCCTCGAATCGTTTGCCTAGCCCCCTTGCCCTTTTGCGGGCGTAGTCCGTCAGCTTGTCGATCAGTTCACGCAACATCACGGCGGTTAGCACCACGCCGTCACGCTCATACTGCCTTGTTCGTTCGTTGTAAACTAGCAATCATCAACTCCACTAATATCGGGTCAACCCTTTCCGCCAACTTAAAAGCTGCATCAAGATTGAGCGCCTGCTGATTCTTGCGGACTTTGCGTTTCTTGCGACGTATCATTCGGCATCCTCCTTGCGTTCAGCACCGGCGTTAGATCACGCTCTTCGCCCTTGATACGCTCTAACTCTTTTTGAGCATTCACGTCTTCGGGCAAGAGGTCATTCTTTTCCAACGTGAACAAGAATGACTCCAGCGACAACGTGCCATCAGCGACCATCGTCGAAAGTATCTGCACGTCCTGGGGTGATAGTGTTTGCTTGCTAAGATCGACAAGCGACACCGACCCGCCCTGTTTCTCGTTCATAAACATCGCCGTGTATTGCAATGCCAACTCGATAGCATCCTTTAGCTGCTGTTGCCGGGATTGCAGTTCGGATAGCTCTTTGACCGTCTCTAATAGTTTCTCGGTCGCCGTCGGCGACCCTGATGGCTTATTAGCCGCTGCAAGCATTGACAGCCCAAGCGTTGCCATTTGCCCTTCGATGTCCTGTAAGTCTTGACGGGCCTTATCTATCGAGTGCCCGCTGACCTCCGCAAAAGCCATCTTGCAATCAGCGGCGGGCAAGTGGAACATCGAAGAACCTACCTGAGTGACCTTGCCGAACTCTTCCGCATCAATGCCCGTTGTGTAAGGGATCGGTACGCACGTTTTATGAATGATGGTGTCATAATCGCTGGTCTTCTGAGTGTGCTTGACGTTCATGTACGCCAAGTCCATCAGTGGCGGCTCGTCGCCCGGCTCGCCGATGAACACTGCCGGGATGGACGTGATTCTTGGGCCGTACTGACCGTTATCGATAAGGATATAAACAGTCTCGCCCTTGTCGTTCTTGACCTCTTCGTATAACTCCCAAGTGACAACGCCGTCCGTCAAAAAGAACGCACGATAACGTACTTGTTCCTTGTGGCTGAACTTACCGACAGGCACTCTCTCGCACTCACGTAAGACGAGCAGACATAGTTCTACTGCTTTGTTGGTGGCGTTAATGACGTAATCCCAATTAATAACATCCTCTGCCTCGTACAACCGCCAATAGGGTTTTAGCCCTTTCGCCTTTCGCTCACCGAGATCGGCGGCCGCAGTGCTTGGCGTATCGACCACGATACACGCCCATCCGTCAAAGGATTCCTCGAACGCATCACGGGCGAACACGTCAAGATGGTTGCCCCTGTTGTCGATGTTCTCGATCATCTCGGTAAACGATGCGGGCACGTTATCGCCTATTTGCACGCCACCCGATAGAGCTAACCCGACCATTGTATCAACGGTCTTCTTCGTGACGTTGAGTACGGTAGCTGATGCGACACGAGCAGCGTAATCGTCTTCGTGTTCTAGCGGGAACTTTGGCAGATACGATCCGCACTTTGCCCTTA